TGCCAGTTCTTCAGCGCGAGTCCCTGCGTTTGACTTAGGCTTATCTACAATAATCCAGACATGACCATAAACAGCAGACCAAATCTGAGCCTGTTTCATGAAAGTATCAAGGCTGCGTCCATCAAGATCAACATCACGCATCATCGGCTCAAGGATTGGGTTGTTCTCCAATGAGTTGTACTGGCGTGTTGGCGGATTGCGCCATAGGAATGATGAGTAGATGTGGATGACGTTAGCGCAGTGGTTATCAATCGGTGTCAGGTCTAACCGTCTGGCATAATCATTCTTATCTTCTTGAATGTACTGAACCAGGTATTGACCGTCTTTGTAATGCTCGCCACCTAGATAGGAACGCAAATGGAATTCCCACTGATCTACGTAATCGTTGTAGTCAGGATGCGTGTATGTAATTTCCTGAGACACTGTTAAGTCCACCTAGTCGGTTGAGGTATGTCATATTGTCTCTTGATTGGGTACAAGAAATCAATTAAATAGCCAAGAGCGTCATTCATGTGGTCAAAGCCCGAATCCTTATCTGGTTGACTCGTGCCTTCTTTGTAGGTTTGACGCTCTAATGATTTAATGACCTGCTTACACTTAGGATCGATCGTTAGGTGTCTTTGTCCGTCTGCTGACTTGAGTCTGGCGTTGACTGAGTTGATTCGATCTCTGATGGCCGAATGCTTGTCTCTGACCTTAACTGCGAATCCTGCGTTCTGGAGGATTGATAGGTCTGTTCGTCCACCTGCTGATGTTTTCCGTTGTCTTGCGGCAGGATCGGGATAAACGCAAATCTGCCGTGACGGATACCTCGTCTTGATCTCATCGACTATCTCATCCGTGTTGCTGCCGTAGATAACAATTTCATCCATGATCTTTAGAGTAGAGCCTTCACGAATTGCCACAACAGCCGACATTGGATCAAGGTTAAAGTCCATGCCGATGTGTAGCATTGAGCCATCGTCCGTGATCTTGCTAACAGATTCCGTTCTGTCAAAGTTGTAGTAGATGATTCCTTGGTAGTTGACGAATTGAGCATTGTACTCTTGATTAAATGTACGCTCGTCTAGGTCACGCTTGGCTTCTTCGATTTCTTCTGCTGTGACTTGTCCGCCATCAATGGTGGTGTACTGGAAGGCTTGCCAATCAGTATTTCCGTCTGCACCTCGCGTCCACAAATCATAAAAGTGATTGCGTCCTTTAGGCGTACCAATGAATAAGGCTGATCCTTGTCGATCTGATAGAGAAGGTCTAATAACTTCATACCAAGCCTCTGGCCTCATATCTGCAAATTCGTCCATGACTACAAAGTCCAGGCTACGTCCACGCAAGTTATCTGGTTTCTCTGCGCCCTTTAAAGCAATGGTTGATCCGTTGATGAGCGTTAGTGTCAGTGCTGTCTCGTTACTTTTACGAATCCATTCTGGTGCGACATGAGAAATCAGCATATCCCATGCGATCTCTTTTGCTGCTTTATAGGTTGGAGCTACGTACCAACAATGACTATCTGGATTTGGTACTGCTACATCAATCAGTTCACAGATCGATAGGAATGTTTTACCAAATCGCCTACCTGCTACAACTACTCGAAACCGTTCTTTACTATCAAAGACATCACACTGAGGTCTAGTTAGTGTCGTCATTCGCTGATGGCCTTTTGTATGCAGGAATGCTTGAGTTCTGTGTCGGAGCCTCTGACCATCCAGCCTGAGTTTTGAGGAAAAACAGAATGCAAGTTGGGTTGCCTTGGCGACATTGATCTAACAAATGTCCTACAACCTCATCAATTTGTTGAACTTTTCCGCTTTTATAAGCCTCAAGAACTTCTGGCTGTCGCTTCTCGATTTCTCTGAATGTATTTTCAGAAATATTAAAATAATCAGCGAGTTGCGCTTTGGTTAGACGCGCAGACAGTTCTTTGACCTGTTTGATTTGAGCCTCAGAAAAGACTGTTGGCGGTCTGCCATTAGGTTTCTTCTTAGGCACTGCCATTCTTCAGTTCCTCTACATAACGATTCCAAAACCATTGTGCTTTCTGTGCATCCTCTACTGGATTGCCATGCTTATGGTTCACACGCCAGTTGTACTTCATGTGCGTGAGACGTAGGTAACCAAGGAATTCTTCGCGTGAGGAACACGCTTTCATGGCATCAATGCATTCAATGCTGCCTTGCGTGTAATGACTTGGATGATTGACCGAATCTGACATCGTGTTTAGCTCCACCAGGTTACCTGCCTGTCCAGTGGGACTAATTATATCACGACTTCGGTGGATGATAGAGTCTGGCGACAACCATGCAGTATTTGTTGATCTGTGTACGTGGGTTGATGACGCGATACAAACCTTTTTCTGTTTGCAGGATATGGCGTTCACCAAAGCCTTTAGCTTTTAAGCTACGTTTGGCCTCATCGAGTGCTTTGAACGGACAATCGTATCTTTTGATTTCTCTAATATTCATTAAAACAAATCCTGCTGATTCTCTGTGACCATTGTCCAATAAATTGGAGTTTGTATAGCATCAATCTCACGCGCCATACGTTCTGGACATTTGCCGTTACCGTTCTTGAAATTCCTAGCTACATTAACGCTATCTGCTGATGCAAAAGGCCATCGTTTACCTGCTTGCGCTAATCCACGCAACATATGAATCCAAGGTAAATTTTGCCTATGCTTACAAAGTGCATTAAACGCTTCATCTACACGTTTTTCCCATGCAGGAGAACCGACTTGCCAATATTGACCAGATGAACCAAAGCAGACCTTGGGAAACCTATTTGTTAGTTCTAAAAGGTAATCTATCGGCAATCCTAGATGCCAAACTGGACATCCATACTCGATTTGGTACGGCCATTGGCTTAATAGTTCTCTCTGTTGATCTACTGATCCATCAATAACGTCTGGTATGACCGCCCAATGTGGATGGCCTAATCTTGATTCAAGCCACTGATAAAACTCATTCGGTTTAAACTCTAAACCTTTGGTGAAAGTGCTAAATGCTCCGTTATCCCACATAACGCTTTGCCCAATCTGCATACACACTTCAGCATCGCTAGGGTGAGCAAAGGAAACACAGAAATGCTTCCCTGCCATCTTGTATAACTCTGTGCGAGGCGTAAGAGGTGTGCCGTGATAGTGAATCACTTGGCGATCTTCCACACGATGACTGCGCCAATCATTTTTACGATGACCATAATTGCAAAGCCTAACCAGTTGAAGAATCCAAGCATGAGCAAAAATACTGCTGAATCGATAGGTGTTGATGCAGCAGATGAAAGTAATACGCGATCTCGCATTGGTTTCTTGGTGTATGTAAATACCAGGGCATCAATCAGTTCAGATAAGCCAAAAGCAACTGCGCTTGCGACAGCTACAAATGGATCAGCCATGACGTAAGACAAAATGACACCTGCAAGCATTGCAAGATAGATTCTTGATCCTATCTCACGATGTGCATAGTCACGAATAACAAAGATGAATCCTACTAAGAATGTCCCTATTGGAATTGCCTGATCGAACGGCAGTTGGATCATTGGCGAATAAGAAAAAGCCAAATTAACGGCTACGATTGATATTAGGTACGCTATTGTGTATTTCATTTTTTCGCTCCAGTTTTACGCGATCTAATTGATCGTCCATGTATTCGTCTAACAACGTAATGTCGCCACAGTGCTTGCACCAAAAAAACTCTGTGCATTTGTCACCACAATGCGGACACTTTTGCGACTGTGCTATTTCAGCAGCTTCGTGCAGGTCTACCATTGCTTCCACACCTCTTTGTCTGACTTGAAGAACCTGCGAGGATACAGCCTAACACCAAGCAACCGGAACAATGCCCAATCGACTATTGCCGACAAGATCAGCGTGAAGATAAAGACTGATGCAAAAAACGCGGCTAAGAATAATGCGTCCATGATTCGCTCCTAAACCGGAAAGTTGCAAAGTTTATTCGCAGCATTGATTGCCTCATCAACACTATCAAAATCAGCCCAAATCGAATCACCAGGCA